TCCAATATCAACAGCTTGTGCTTGTACCTTGGTCGTTTTGGATAACACACACAGTAGAAGTAGCATTACCACCAATTGATATGATTTTAAGCCAGTCATTGTCTTGTGTACTTAGTTGTTGAATATTAAATGTTCTTTGTCCACCTGTATGATCTAAGTAAAAATATCCACCTGCTGAATCGGTAACACCTGTACCTGTATAATTAACTGTATTATCACTACCATCTATATCCATATAGTTTGTAGCACCATCAATGTTAATGTTAGAAGTAACTGTATTATTAGAACCTTGAATAATCCAATCTAAATCTAAAGTAGCTGCTAATGCAGTTGTTCCTTGATTAAGGGTAAATGTATTGCCAGTGCCTGTAACTTGTACATTTTGATTAGATGAATCAGCACCATAAGTATTTGATGGGTCTACTTGTATTGTGAAAGTATTTGTATTACCAGTAAATTCATAGAATCCTGTAAAACTATCTGCCCATATATCACCTAGAAACTTATTAGTGTTTCCAATCATATTAATATCAATAGTCATTGTTGTGCCATCAATATCAAAAGGTGTAAGATTACCTGCTGCTGAGTTAAGTCCACCAATGATGTTTGATATGCCTAGTTGCTCTATATCAAGATTTAAAGTTGTACCACTTTGGTCTAAATATATTTCGTTGTCAGCCGCGAATGTCGGCAATGCAATCAGCATCACACTCAGGCTCATTAATTTCAGTTTCTTCATGTTTCCAAAAACTCCTATCGTATCCGATATTTATTAGTTCTAAGACTGCACCCTCTATAGCTTTCATCAATGCAATCGTTGTTGACTCGTTGCGTGAATTTCCTAATTCCACCTCAACAAGTTCAGTACCCATTTCTATGAATCTAAAAACATCTTCTGACTTACCATAACTAAATATGGTTTTTTGGCTCAACACTTCTATAAGTATCTCACCTGTTGCAACTGATACCATACGAAGACTAACTGTTATATTGTCTTCTCTGTATTGCATACTTGTACCTATTCCTAGATACCTAGCACCAACTCCACCAGTTGACAAGTTACTATCATAACTTATAACTGCACCTTCTAACAAGACACCTGCAAATAGCAGTGGTGGTACGTTATTGCTTTCACCTTCTTTTGCAAACTGTTCTCTTGCTGAACGTATTAATTGTCTTTCTTTAGTTAAGTTATCTAAACCGACTCTTTCAACAACTCTAAAGAACTCACCATTACTAGAATGTTTTAATGCTCTTATTAATAATGTGTAGGGTGCTTGGGTAACAGCAGTAGAAAATAAAGCAAACTCACTATTACTTTTTCTTTGTCCTGTTTGGTCTGTAAATGCTGATGGGTAAACAGCTACTATAGGTTGAACTACAGGTTTTTTTACATTAGCTAGTTCTTTGGAATGAAGTTCATCAATTCTTACTACATCATGTGCTTTAAATCTTTGCTCGTATGTATCTTCGTATTGGTCAAATATAGAGCAACTAGAAAGTAAAAGAACCGATAGGAATTGTAATATTCGTGATTGTGCCATCTGCTTCAGTTATTTTAAGTGTTAAATAAGTACCATCAGAAGAATACTCTATAGTATTACCTTCTAATGATATAGTTCCACTGTCTTGTGGTGTCTCACCAAATAAATTAGCGATAAGCTGTCTGCTTAATTCTGCATATACCCTACTTTCAAAATTTCTTATAAATCTCTGAACAGTAGAGTTTTCTTTGTCTCTTTCTGCTTCTTCAATAGCAGCTTTGATCTCATCTTTTATTACCTTTCTACGATTAAACTCTTGATTCTCAATAGTCAGATAATGACTAGATGTATTCACACCATTAAAAGATGGTGATTTAAACTTGTGAACTATTTGGTCTGCTTTTATATTCTGTACAAATATACCGATAAAAAGACAAACAGCTAAAAAAATTATGAGCCATAAAATTCTAGTTTTTTCTGTTTCATCTTTCCTACGTTTTAGTTCTTTGTTAGTAGGTCTACCTCGTTTCTTTTTTTCTACCATTTTTATTCACCTCTTGTTCTTTTAGTTCTAAAACAGTATTTACTTTCTGCTGTAAGCGTATCATATCTTGGTCTAACAGTCTAAGTTGGTCAGTAAGTCTAATTATGGTTTTTTTCATTTCTGAAACAGCAGGGTCTATAGTATTAGTGATTGTTTGCCATACGAAGTAAACAAAGTAACCTAGACCAACTACCATAATAGTCGTGAAACCAAACTTTTCTACTAAAGCAATAATGTCCATTAATCCCTTCTAGCATCTATCTTCCCATCTTCTACAAAGTTTTCTGCTCTCGCTATTCTATCTAGGTCAGGAGATAAATTTAATGCACTAGACACACTTGTATCAATGCGAATCATATCGTTATTCATTATTGATGCTCTTGTTATAAGCATTTTGGTTATGCCTTGTATAGTTTTAATATCACTCACTAAGTTTCCCATAAGTTGTTTCATAATTAAAAATATAAAGTAACCCATAATAAGACCACCTGCTATAGGCAAACCTACCTTATCTATAAGATCAAAAAATTCCATTATTGCGTATTATCTTCGCCTTTGAATCCTTTGCTTTGACCTGACTTACCTGAGTAAACACCAAACACAACACCCATAGCACCAACAACAACAGATACTAAAGCTGATTGTTCTAAATTAGGTTCAGGTAAATTCATAAACCAAATAACAGATTCATACATAAGATATATGTAGACAACCACAAAGATTCTAGGGAATATACGCCATGAGTCTACTGCCCTTGCTAAATGTATAACCTTCTGCCAAGGATTCACATTTGTTGCATCTTCTAATTCTCTAATCTTATCTTTAAGTTCACCTATTTCTTGTATCATAGCCATGAACTTATTCAAGTCCATTTCTACTTCATTTCTATCCATGTCGCCACCGAAACGACCACTACCCATGTTATCCATAATTTACTCCTTTTATTTAGTTGGTTCTGTTGGAAACTGCCAATCCATAATTGAGCCATCAAAAGGATGGCTTTCATCATCACTAATATAATTTTTATGATTTCTTAAATTATTTGGTATATCTCTAAGCTCTTGTCTATATGTTGCCCATTCTGTTTTTTTGCTATCTGTTAATTGACAATCAGGCATTTGCGTCCAATCAGAATCTTTTAATTTTCTGTTACGTTTATCTATAACATTTTGCCAATATATATTCATTATTTATTTAATCCAAAAGCTGTAATAGCACCTGCTGTAAAAGAAAAAGTTCCAGCCGTATTACTTCCGCTAACATCATCTCCAGCACCAAAACACCAAACTGTAATAGTGGTATTACCTGCTACTGTAATTTTTGCATTGACACCCCTGTTAGCTAAAGCATAACTACCACTTGCACTAAATTTTTCAGATGCTAAATAATCACTTGCACTTGTACTTGTGTAATCATTCACATTAGAAGTTGCTTTTATTGCTATTGCAAATAAGGTTTCTGTAGCACTACTACTACCACCATTATAATCTACCTCACCATGTATTATGTATGTTCTGTTGCCACTATAGTTTGCTGTAGTAAATTGATGACTAAATAAAGGCACATCGCCTGTTACTGTTGTTACAGATGATGAACCTAAAACATCTCCGATAGCATAATTACCACTACTTGCAATACTTGCAATATGATAGGGTTTTGCTGTTGTATAACCTGTTCTGTAAAACTCGTTAAATTCTGTTACATTTCCTGTTTCACCAGCAGTGCCATCAATAATTCCAATAGTACCTGCATTAACATTGCTAAACGCATCAAAGTTTCCTAGTATTAAATTACCATTACCATCAGTGTCAATTGTGACATCATCTATTTTTAGATTATTAGCACTTAAAGTACCAACAACAGTTGCACTAGAAATGTTTAAATTATTAGCAACTATATCACCTGTAAATGAACCACTAGTAGCTGTAATAGCACCTGAAACAGTAGCACCAGTAGCAGTCATAACACCTGCTGAAGATACAGTAAAAGCACCTGAGTTAATATTTAAACTACCAGCAGTAATAGAACCCATATCAGCAGATATAGCTGATAAAGTTCCTACATTTATCTGATTAGCTTCAACAGAATTAGCTGCTAATTGGTCTGCTGTAATAGTGCCATCAACAATTAATTCACCATCTATATAATTATTGATAACTGCAAAAGCAGTTCCGTTT